TCAGGCGCCGAAAAGGTCGCCCTGGCGGGAATTGGAGTTGCGGCGTTTGCGGCGCCTGTAGCGCACGGCACGCTCGGTAATGCCGAGCTGCCGGGCGATCTCCGCCACCGAAGCGTCCCCAGCCTCAAGGTCGCTATAGCGGGTGTTGAGTTGCCGGCGCAGTGCCGCATAGCTGCCGGCGGGGCCGAGCGGAATGTCGAGCCGCCCGGGCCCGAGCCGATCGACGATGGCCCGGGCGTCATCCGGGCCCACCAGGTCGCTCAGCCAGTTGCGGGCCGTCGGGCGCGCCGGCAGGTCGACCCGTCGCCCCCCATAGTGTTGCGCGATGGTCAGCATGACGGGGAGGCCCGCGACCTCGGCAATGGCGGCAAGTATGGGCGGCAGCTCAACCATCGCCGCCCCCAAGCCCCCGCCGCTGGTCCAGGCGCAGCACGGTGGTCACCACTACCCGGGCGGGCACTGCGGCGGCTCCCGTCTCGTTTCTGAGTACGAAGCGCACCTTGCCGACCTGGACGGCGACCGCCTCCAGCTCGGCCGCGTTGACCGTCAGGCCGGCGATCAGCCGCCGAATGGCAGCGATGTCCAGCCCCTGCGCCCGTTCGAGCCAGCGCAACACGGCATGATCGCTCACGGTGATTTCCACCGGGCGACGCTTCACAACTGCCACCATTTAAGAGGAGCCCCCTCGTCCTCTTGCTGGGGCGGGGCCGATTGAACGCAGCGGCTCTCCCGCTCCAGTCGCGCCCTGACCAGGGCACGAAGATCATCCTCAATCAAAATGCTCTGCCGGCTCCGCTTGGGCGCACGGCGCAATGCTTCAATCAAAAGTTGTTGCTGCGACAGGAATCGCGCCGCCAAGTGTCCGGGCACGGGCGAAACCCCGTCCATTGGGATTTTTCCCAATTGCCAGGGCACGTTGCTCCGAGCTCTAGCGATCGCCATGGCGACCTCCGTCAGGCTTTCTTATGCGCGTGCCCAGCCGTGCGATCATGCTCTTGAGCCCGGCGGAAGTTTCCGGCTCAGCCATCAGGCCGAGCCGTCTGCACTGGGCGGCCAGCACTGCTTTCTGGCGCCCCTCGGTGCTGTCGGCCCTCCCGGTGGGCCACACCACGCCGGCCTCGCGCGCAAGCCACATCTTGAGCGCTTCGATGACCTTGGTTGCGTCGGCAGCATCACGCAGCCAATTGAGGTGATCGATGCCCGCCTGCCGCCGAACGAAGGCAATCAGGGCCCCGTCGGTGCGGTCGCGCACCACGCCCAGATGCCAGCCCGATATCCAGAGCGCCCGGCAGATGCCGGCATAGGGCCCGGCGAAAGCTGCGCCTTCGCCAATGCCCTGGGCACCGCCCGCGAGCCCCTTGAGACGTAGCATGACCCTGGCCGCCTCGCTGGACGACAGCCCCTTGCATGAGCGTTTGCCGGTCTCGGCCGCGAGCAGGTCGCGATAGCCGTCCTCGTCCAGCCCGGCCCTTGCCTTCAAGGCATGGATGGCGCCGATCTGCCCCTTGCTGATCCCGGTCATCTCACCACCTCGTCGAGCTCGGCTATCGCCCGCTCGGCGGCGCGCCGCCCGATCCAGGCCAGCTCTCGCTCGCGCCGTTCCTCGGCCTGTTCGCGCTGCAGGCGCGCGATCTCCGCCTCCCGCCCCGCAAGTCGGCGGTCGAGTATCTCCAGTGCCTCTCCGCATCGGTCGAGCTCGACCTGGAAGCCGGCGCGCGTCAGGGCCACATGGTCGACCGGCCCGCTCGATAGTCCCGGTATCTGCGCCATCACCGCCTCCGTCAGGCCTGGGCCAGGTCGATGGTGACGTTGACCCAGCCGGCCTCGGGCGAAGCGCGCATGGCGAAGCGCACATATTCCTTGCGGCCGACGACGCGCATGGCGTCGCGGATGGCCGACATGGCCTTGCCCCACCGCTCGTCCTGGATGTCCAGGCGCAGCAGCATGAAGATCTCGGAGCGGTTGATGCGACCCTGGCTCTCGGTGTTGAACGCCTTGGTGACGATGGCCCGGATTTCGTCGCGGGCGTCCGCCGCCCATTCGTTCAGGCACTCGTCGATAAGGCCCTTGGCGATCTGCAGTTCGGGCCCGAACTCGATGAAGTCCGCAACGTTGACGGTGACGCGGAACAACGCGTCGTGGGTCGTGTAGGTGCGGTTGCCCTTGCCCTGGTTGCCCCGCTTGATGAGGTCGTATTGCTCGGCCAGCACCCCATCGAGCGCGTCGAGGTCCGCCATGGTGTGGGCCTTGAAACGCTCGATCTGCTGGGAGAGCGCCACGGCATAGCCCATGACTGAGCGCACCGTGTCGTCGATGAGCTTGTCGGCGGGCTTGACCAGGTCGAGCGGCACCAGGGCGCCGCGGGCGTCGGCCATATAGGATTTGCCGCCGACATCGCGAACGGCATCGGGAATTTGAGCAGGCTGGAAGCTAGACGGCATCGCCATCGGAAAACTCCTGGTTGAAAGCGGCGTGAAGGTCGTCGGGTGTGTGTCGGGCGGCATGAAGCCGCCCGAGCTGGGCATCGACAGCGACCAGGGCCCGGCAAAGGGCCTCGATCTCGATCACCGACACGCGCGTGGCGTGCCGGCGATCGGCAAGGACGCGGTGAGCCACGTCCAGCACGTTGATGGTGCGGGGCGCGCTCACGTCGCCCTCGCCACGCGGATGGCATTGAGGTCGATCACCAGCGGCGCGGGCGGCGCCTCGCGGCCGTCCCGCTCCGCCTCCGCTTCGAGGATGGCGATACGGCCGGCGGCGATATCGGCCTCGGCGGCCATCACCAGGGCGTCGTAGCTGCACTCCTCGAGGAGTTGAGCGAAGCGTTCGGCCGGGCGACCCGTCAGGGGAAGTTCGCCGCTCACGGCCTTGGCAAACCAGACCTGGGCGACCTTCAAACGGTCGGAAAGGCTCATGTCGTCGAGCATGGGTCAGTGGTCCTCCAGCCCGCGATTGGCGATCGCCGCCTTGACATCGGCGCCGGTGATGGGGCGCTGTTCGCCGGCGGCGTACATGCCGGCGAGCTGCAGGGTCTTGGTGATCTGGCTGAGAGCGCCGGGCCGCTGGCCGATCGCGCGGGCGAGACGGCGCACCTCCTCGTCCTCGATGTTCCAGGCGTCCACGAGCATGTCGATGTCGGCAGGGAGCGGCTGCAGGCGCTTCAAGCGCTTGCCGATACGGCGATGGATTTGGGCATAGGCGGGCGTGGCCTTGTTGCCGCCGAACCGGCCGTAAAGCTCCTCGTTGCCGACCAGGGCGATGCCCACGCCATAGTCGTCGAGGAAATAGCGCAACTGGTTGACCGCCTCGTCGGAGAGGGACTGCGCCTCATCGACGATCAGCAGGGTATGGCGGCCGTTCCGGCGCAGCTTGTCGCCCAGGGCGCGGTCGAGCCGGGCCGGGTTGCGCTCGTTCACGTCGAGCGCCAGCGCCAGTTCCTGCAGCATGCCATGGACGGTGCGGGTCGTCGGGCGCATCGTCACCATGAAGGCGTGCGGCCGGCTCTCGCAATAATGCTGGCAGGTCATGGTTTTGCCCATGCCGGCGCCAAGCGTCACCACGACCATTTCGGGCATCATCTGCGCATAGAGCAGCGTGTCGAGAAGCTGGCTGGCGGTCGGGGTGTTGAGAAAGCCCGGGGCGACGGGCACCGCGGCGGCGGCCTGGGTCAATTCGGCCACGCCGTCCAGCCACTTTTCGACGCGCGCCGAAATGTTCGCGATGCGGCCCTTATAGGTCCCGTCATACCACTGCCAGAGCGTGGCAGGCGGAACGCCCGAGCGCCGCGACACTTCGCTCTTAGTCCAGCCGAAACGCTGGGCCGTATCGACGAGGCGCTGGACGAGTGCCCGCCATGCCTCAAGTTCGGCGGGCGTCCCCTCCGGCTCGCCGGCGGGCAGCGCCCAGGCGGTGGATGGGTTGTCCTTCAAGATGTCGTCCATTCAGTAGCTCCCATTTGGTTTGAGGTGAGGTCAGTCCTGCGCGATGGCCCTCATCGCGCGGCCGAAGCTGGCTTCCGCCCGCTCGGCGTCGTGGTCGGGGCGCGGCGCAAACGGCAGCACCTTGGGCTCGGATGGCGGGGCCGAAGGTGCGGCCACACGCGGCATGAGGTTGGCGACCTCGGCGATGCCGAGGCGCTTTTCGATGGCGAGGGTTTGCTTGTGGTTCTTGAGCCAGGACCGGCGGGCGCGGGCATGAGCCTGGGCCGCCTCGGCGTCCGCAAAGCCCACCGCCTCAATGCATGGGGCCTCGCAGATGAACCGACCGTCACGGCCATAGATGGCGACGGCGGCGTGCAGGTCGTCGGGGTCGAAGCGAACCACCACCTGCCGGCCCATGAAAGCCACCAGTTCCTCGCTCCAGTAGCGGTTGCCGCCGAGCTGGATTTCGCCCGTAGGCTTGCGTGCGGTGACGCCTTCGGCGGCCAGCAGCAGCATGCGGCGCTGCGCCTGGCTGGCCTGGATGGCGGGGCCGTGTTGTTGGATGGACTCCGCAAACACCTCGGCGAAGCTGCGTCCCCGTGCGGTCCCGCCCGTGCGGCCGAGACGGGCGTTGTGGCGTACGATCTCCGAATGCACGAGCGCCCGGAAATCCTCGATAGGGATGGCCTTGGACCCATAGTTCTCGGGCTTGGCCATGATGGTGTTGCCCGTGTAGGCGCCCGCGCATTGCGGGTGCTTCGAAATCTCCTCGGCGAGGTCGCGCCACGCGCGTTCGATGGGCTTGGACTGGCCGTGATAGGGCGTGGTCCAATGCACCTGGACGCCCATATTGGTGAGGATGCCCGTGGGTTCGTCGTCGCGAATGGTGAAGCGATAGCGGGTCTTCATGCCGCCGGTGAGCCACTTGCTGGCGAAGGCCCGGCCGTTGTCCAACCATGCGTGGCGGGGGATGCCGAAGCGGGTCACGGCATCGGCGAAGGCAAGTCGCACCGCCGTCCAGTTTTCCGTCTGCGCCACGCGCCAGCCGAGCACCATGCCGCTGGCAAGGTCCTGGATGCCGACCATGACGGGGCGACCAATGGTGCCGTCCTCGAAGCTGCAGAACACGTCGAACATGTGCCCGTCAGCGTTGACCGCCTCCATGGCGGCGAAGCCAGAGCGGTCGCGCGTCTGGTGCGGATAGAGACGTGCAGCGGCGTCATATCCCGCGCGGGCAAGGGTCGAGACCGCGCGCGGCACAGTCTTTTCGACGCGCCTTTGCAGGGTCTTCGAATGGGGAACAGGACCCCAGCCGTGAAGCTCGGCCGCCTCGATGGTACGGCGATAGCAGGCGGCGAAAGCAGGTTGCTCAGGGCGCAGATAATCGGCGACGAGGAAGTCCCATGCGCGCGGATCGCAATCGACGGTCGCGGTCCGCCCCTTGCGGCGCGGGGCGAGCGCCGCCAGCCAATGCGGACGCGGCAGGCCGTCGCAGAGCTTGGACCAGCCCCAAAGGGTCGAGGTCGAAACCCCGGCGCGGTTGGCTATAAGGGCCACGGCTTCGCCGGCCTTCATGCCGCCCGCGCGCAACTCGGCCACATTGTCGAGCACCTGCAGGCGTTGGCGGGCCTCCGCCTTGGCTTTCTCGGGCAACGCCTCGAACTCCGCCCATGCCGCATCGTGCGGCGTGGCCGGTTCGACGGCCCGCTCCTCGGCCGCACCACGCACCTGCAGTTCGGCGCGCGCTTCCGCAGGCAGGAGGTTGGCATGGTATTCCCAGCCGCCTTCGCCCTCGCGGGCAAAGGGGCTAGTCCGCCAGCCGTCGCGGGCGATAAGGCGCGAAAGGGCGCCCTTGTCAGACGGCAGGCCCGGCAATCGTGCGTCCACGATCTGGGCAGCGGTCAGCCAACGGGTCATTTCTCGCCCCCGTGACGGCGGGTGACGGTCACGGGGTGGTCGCGCAGCTCGCGCTCCAGGACGCGCAATTGCCCCTCAAGCTGGCGGTGCTGCTGGCGCAGGTGCCCGAGTTGCGCCAGCTTGGCCTCCGCGCCCTGCAGCACGGTCAGGCCATCGTCCTCGACGAGCAGGTCCCAGAGCCAGAAAGCTCCGGTAGCGCGCACGAAGGCGACGAACTCGATGAGGTGGATTTGGCGGTCGGGCTTGGAGGGCGCGGTGTAGGTGTAAAGGGTGTGGCCGGAAATCTGCTGGCCGGTCATCTGGGTCATGCGGGCGGCGAGCACGTCGATGCTCTCGCCGTTCTCCCGCAGGGCTTCGCCCATGGCCGCCTTGATGCGCAGGGAAAGGTCCACCGGCCGCACGGTCTCGACCGGGCGGCGGACGGGGAACAATTCCTGGGTGAAGGTGAAAAGGTCGCCCTGACCTTCGGGCGTCTGACGGCGCGAACGCTTCATGTCTCCGCCCCGCGCTTGCGCCAACGGGCGATGACAGTGGAGGCCTCCTGGGGAGCGACGCCGATCTCGTCGAGGAAGCGGCGGCGTGCCTTGCTACCCGCACGGGTCCACGCATCGAGCAGCCTGCCGAACTGTTCCTCGTCCGCGTCGGCATCCTCGCGCAGCCGGGCCGCGCGCAGGGCGGCGGAAAAACCGAGGCCGGGCTTGTCGGCCCATACCGAAAACAGGGTGGTGCGCGCTTCGACGCCGAGGGCGGCGACGGTCTTGAGGGCGGCGGCGTTGTCGTGGATGGGGCCGCCCCACAGCCGCTTGATGTCGGCGGGACCAAGCTGCTCGGCAAGGGCCACGTCCAGCTGCACCGAACGCTCGCCCATGCCGATGGCCTTGGCGGCCATCGAGCAAAACGAAATCTTTTCGTCTTGGTCTTTGCTCTTGAAGGCATGGGACCGGCGGTCGCCGCCATGACGCGAAGCAGTGTTCGCGCTGTCCCACTGCCGTTTCCATATCAAGAGAGCGGCCGACCGCTCAAGGGCCTTCGGGGGCGTTGTGGACAAGGCGGCGGCAATGCCGTCCACAAGGGCCGATGCATCGCCTCCGTCGAGCAGGTCGAGAAGCGCGGCGCCGAGCATTAGCTGGCCTCGCGCAGGCTGGTGTGGGCCGTCTGTGAAAGGGCGGCCTCAAGGTGGCGGTCAACCGCGCGCTGGCCGTCAAGACCGGCTAGCCAGTCGAGCGAGACGCGGGCCGCGGTCGCCAGGGCAATGAGGCCTTCGATAGGCTGGTTGGCTTCGGGCTTGCGCCAGTTGACGATGGTGGAGCGGCTGACCTTGGCGATGCGCGCGGCAGGGCCGACGCCACCCACCAGGCGCACGAGCAGGGCCACCTTTTCGTGGCGCGGCAACTCCAGACGGGAAACTCCGTCTAAACCCTGGTGCCGATTGGACTCGACTCCGTGGGTCGCAGGGTGCGAAAACGTCTCTCTGGGACTACGCATGACGAAATCTTTCGGCGCACTGACGAAAATTTACGTCACGCTAACTGATTTGTTCGGTATCGAGCAACGGCTTTTTGCGTTGCATGCATAAACATGGGAGAGCTCATCTGAGCAAGGCCGTGACATCTTTTGGAGTGCCGGGTTTTTCCGTCACGCAGGAAGAGCGAGTCGCCATGCTGGTCGAGGCTGTCGGTGGTTTGCGGCGTGCGGCGGAGCTGGCGGGCGTGAACCCGGACACGGTCAACAACTGGCGCAAGCCAGGTGCCCGGCTGCCTCTCGATGGCATCTATCCGCTGGCCGTGGAGGCGGGAGTGTCGCTCGATTGGGTCAAGACCGGCTATCAGGTGCGACAGGACCTGGCGGCCGGCATGGTCGAGGCGGCGCCGGCCGCGGACCAGGTGCGGCTCGAAGCGCTACGCCCCAGCGATCGACTGCAGGATTTCTTCGTCGGTGCGGGCTGGCTCTCCAGGGCGCTCCGGCTTACGCCGGAAACGGCCCGGGTCGCCGTGGTCGAGGACGATGGCATGGGGCCGGCCATTCGCGAGGGCGCAACCGTCATTGTCGATATCGGCGCGACGATGCCGCCCACAGGCCCGGTGCTCATGGTCAGCGACAAGCTTCTGGCGCGGCGGCTCACCTGGGTGGCCTCGACGGGGCGCGCCATGCTGACGGCCGATCTATTCGGGCAATGGCGGCTTGAGGGTGGGCACGATGCCGGCGATCTGCCCGAGCTCCACCGCATAGCCTGGGTGGCCCAGCCAGCCTGATCGCCACCGTACGACGCATCCTTGGGGGGACAACATGCGCCACGCCTTGCTTCTGGCTCTCTGCCTTTCTGGCTTTCTGGCTCCGGCCGCCGGTGCCGACGAACTCGACGACTTCACCACCGGCATGGCCGACTTGCTCGCCGGCGAAAGCTATTGCGGGCTGTCCTATGACCAGGATGCCCTTGCGGCGCTGATCGCCAGCAAGGTTCCGGCCGACGACATGGGTTGGACGCAGATGCTGGCCGGCATCAAGTTCCTCTCGGGGGAGCGGTTGAAGCGCTTCACGCCCTCCGAAAAGACCGTGCATTGCACCCAGCTCAATCGCCTGGCGCAATCGTTCGGCCTGGTCCACTGAGGGCGTCTAGGGCCGGTCGGGTTTTAGACGGCGTTTTGCAACCGGCTTCCGCACAGGGCTCGGCGGTGGCAGGAGCCCTCAAAGGCCCGGCCGCGCTGACATTCCGTGGGTTTGGGGGCGTCCCGGCCTGTCGGTTGCACAAGCGAGGGTGCGGCGCACGGCCGGCCCGGCGCTGGACGGTCAGCCCGAAGCCCCCTAAAGTCCCGTTCGACGGGGCGTCAAGGGCCTTTCGAAGGCCGAGACGAGCCGCCGCGCCAGTCCAGTTTCAAGTGTCCCAACGCGATGGCCGCTCCAAAATCAAGTGTCCCGACCGCCGCCAAGGCCCGTCTAGCCCGCCACCCCGCAATCCCTTACGCCACCAATGGTTTTCACCTCTTCCCGCTATTTCTCACGTGGTCCCGGTGACTCCAGGTTCAAGTGTCCCGGCACACTCGATCCCCGCCAAAGCCAGGGCGCTGTATCCGCGGAGAATTGGCTTTGTTACTCGATCCCCGCCAAACACACCCACCCTCCCCCTTGTGGGGAGGGGTAGGGAGGGGGAAGGCCCCAGACTCCTTGCCCCCCGGTTGACATCCACCCCGAACTCCCGCAACGCTTGCCTTCGCGCCATCTCCTCGCGCGTTCGGAACCTGACATGACCATCGCCGTTGCGCCCGTCCAGGAGCGCCGCCTTTACGGCATCGGCCTCGTGCTGATCGCCTATCTGTTCTTCACCATGATCGAT